TGTAATCCCTGAACTTGTCCTTGTGCCTTGTAAACGATTATAATTACTACTTTGTACGGTTATATTGTCATCAGCTATTTGGGTGAAGTTAAACGCATCCATTCGACCTAAAGGATTAAGCCAAAATAATCGATTGTAATTACCATCACGTGTGCATTCACGGTCTATTTTAAATGTTAAAGTATTTGAAACTATTGTAGGCGTGTTGTTTTCAAAACTAATCTCATACTTAGCAACTGAATCAGCAATCATAGGTTGAGCCGAACCACTCGCAACAGTCCATGAGTTTAAGTTTGCAGGCCCAACCAAGACACTTAAGAAGTGTTCTTTATCGGTTGAGTCAGCAACCCATGTATTAGCAAATGTTGAACTCTTTAAAAGCGTTCCACTATCATCGTAAGTTTTAACCCTCATGAATCCCGTTCCATTAGTCGCATAATTTAAAAATCCTAACTCATAAGAATCACCGACTCTAATATCAATGGTCGATGGTTGATTAGTTAAGAAAGTGCCATAGGTTAAAATCAATCCCATGTAAACTGAATCTTGAATAGGTGAGTTGATTTGTTTTAAATAAGTCTGAGCCGAATTAATAGCGTAAATGTAAGTACTCTCTGCACTGGCATAACCACTTACAACCGCTCCGTATTCCTCCCTTATATTAATCTTGAACTTTTTGTAGACGTTCACACCAGTTTTAAATCCTACCGAACCTGCGATTAAGTTAGTCATGTCATAAGACAAATAGTTCTCAATGATTCTATGAGCATCTAAGTCAACTGTCCCATCAGCGTAGTAAGCAGGTTTTCTCAACTCGGTTATTACATTTGCTGAAGCATCTAAGATTTGAATCCTATACCTAAAGTTGGTTTGAGTAGTTTGGTTTGAACTCGCCAAATAAATGATAGGGTCAAAACCGCTAACAAATAAGTCAGGTTGTTGAATAAATGTAACTGCCATTATCTATATTATATTATTTAAGGTTAAAAATACCTACCTTTTAAATTCGGTTATTAATCTAAACTCAACCTCTTGACCGATTATCAAACTTAGTTTGTTTGTCAGTTCGTTGTAACTTTCATCGTTAAAGGTATCTGAATAGAACCTTGTGCCGTCAATACCCTTTAGTTTGATTGCATCGGCCATAGCTTGAGCCATTTGGAAACTCGATTCAATTACTTGTCTACCACTTTCAGTCTTGCTTGTTCTTGCTTGGATTCCCTTTCTCGCTATAAAGTCTTGTAAGTTGGTAATCATTTGAGGCGGTGTAGATGTGTTCTTAAACGAGAAACCACTCGGATAGTCTTTATTAGTATAGGTTTTTGTAGGGACTCCAACTGCCGAACTATTAACCAACCCCTTTACACCTAAGTCAATGAACATCCAATAATCGTTTAAGTCGATTGCCATTGTCACAACACCCCCTTTGATTGTGGGTGCATTAGCGTGGATGCTTTCAGCGAGTCTGCTCTCGGTCTTCTTATGCTTAAGACGTTCTCTTAATAGCTTACGCATACTCTCAGCGTTCTCGTTGCCCCATTCCATAAGAACATCGGCACACTTGTCTAATATTTCATCACTTATTTTCATTTTGAATGTAATCTAATTATATACTTAGTTTACTTTGGGTGTAGAAATGTAAACTAAAAAACATTTATTTCTTTGGTTGATTATCAGCTTTGTCTTTTAAATAGCATAGATGGTTCAAGAAGTCATAAGCGTTCATTTTAAAATAGAACGGAAACTTTGACCTATCTTCTTTCGCAAATAGTTTATCAATTGTAGAATACCAAGACCACTTAGCAGCGAACCAATCCGACTCTTGTTCTTCTTCCTCCGTTTCCTTTTCTTTATTAAAGAGGACTGGATACCCTCCGATAATTTCACTAAAAGAAGTGCAAAAAAAAACCCTATCGGATAAGCCACATCCACATCTAAATGATATTGAAACATCTGCGCCCGTCTATTAAACTCAGTCATCTGAACATCCTCGTCTTTTTCCTTATAGCACATAGTCGCTAAGATTAAATGTAGGTTGTCTACAATAGCTTCTTTCTCCTTAGTCAATGAAGACATTGAAATAAACTGCTCGGTGTTCCAATCGGTTAAGTATTGATTAACAAAGAACTTTTCCCCTTTAACTTCAAACTCAGTAACCCAAGCATCAGGGAATGTACTAATGTCGGGAATGGTTACACTCTCTTGCTCTTTTAAAAAGTCAGTCCATTTCATTCGTTTGTATTCTGAAATAGGTTTGCCGGTAAGGACCGAAAGGACATTGTATGCCGTTCTTATTTCGTTGTTGTCGCCTAACTTAATGGCGTTGTATAACTCTTGGTATGTTTTAATATTCATCGTATTCGGTATGTGCCAAGTCCTGGCTGTTGTATTATGTGGGTGAATCCGTATCTCATAGCATCCATTAAGTGGTTGTGTATTTCAATAGGTTCTCCCGTTGGTTTATTGTTTCGGTCAGTTGCCCAAACATAAGACCTTAATTCTTTGATAAGGTTTGTTGAGTGTTTAGTGACAAGTAAGTTTTGTTGTTGTATCAACTGTATGCCGTGCAAGATTGAATCCTTGCCCTTTAACGCCCCCATACACTTAAGACCGTAGCTTTGTAGTTCTGCTATTGACTTAGGTTCTGCTGAGTCACAAATGACCATTGTCGGCTCGTTTCTTATCATATCGAATATATTCTTATTGCTCAGTTCCTTTTGATAGATTAGTTCGTGTAGGATAAATGAATCATTATATTTGTAAATTCCAATACAAGCCGTTGGGTCTACTGAATATCCAAAGTCTAATCCTATACCTAATAACCTGGCATCGTTCGGGATGGTGTCTATTGTAGACCAATTAGAGAAGATAGTCCCTTGAACTGAGCCAACCTCACCGAGTCCATACACACGCCACCAGTTCTCCCAATAAGTTGAGGTCTTAGCCTTTTCTTTAGCCTTTTCTATTTCCTTTACAATTGATTGATCTAATGCTTCATTATCTTTATAAGTCAATACCACAAAGTCGGTATCGCTATCTCCAAGCAATTCGGTGTCTACCCAAAACTCAGACACTGGGTTGTAATCTAAATAAATAAACTTTCGGGTTCTTATCGCTAATTGATAGTATGACTCCCAATCTATGTTATTGCACTCGTTTACAAATAGCACATCTCTTCTTGCTCCTCTTAACTTGCTTGAATTGTCTGCACTAAAGAACTCAATGAATGAACCGTTAGTAAAGTTATAGGTCAGGCTTGATTTATTAAACTGCTCATCCCGATACATCCCAATCAAATCCATTATCTTTAAGAAGTCACGCATTGCCCCCCTCCTTAAATGTGGTATCGTCTCAGCTACAATACTAATCTCTTGTTTCGGATTCTTTATAGCATAGTCAATTAAAAAAGGCAAAACGCTGAATGTCTTAGAAGCTGATGTCCCGCCTCTAACCACTCTAACTCTTTTTGTTAGTTTAGATATTTTCGCTTGGGCCGTTGTCTTTTGTAACATTTAAATCTATTCCTTTGAACACTTCGACTTCATGAGTATTCTTGGTTTCGGTTTTATCTATCATACCTAAATCAGCCTTAACAATGTTAGCGTTAAAGATACCAATATAAGCCCCTCTTTTCTTTTGACCATTAATAACATCCTCTACACGTGTGATGAGTGTCAAAAAATCACTTCCTCTTTCTTTATAATTATTCCAAGTCCCTCTAACAATGTCTAAAAATGGGTATAGCTCCTCAAATAATGGAGGTGTTTTCTTCCTAATCATTATACTACCTTCCTTCACATGAGATTCCTCTACATATTCATAGTCGTTTTCCTTAAACTCAAAATACTCATAGCATCTTTGTTCAAACTCTTCAAATGTTTCATAGCTTCTTTCTCTGCCATGTTTCTCTCTTAATCTCCAAAATTGATTCCCTATGTTTGCCATATTATTTTTGTCTTATTATGTCTAAATATAAATAGAATAGTCTATTATCGGTTGTGAAGTTACTTGTAAACTGAGGGCGTTTAATCTTTGGTGTTGCCTCTCCTTGTTTACTGTACTTGTCGATGTCGGTTTTTTGTTTTGGTTTCATACTTGTTTTGGGTTAATATAAATATCCATAAATTCTTGTAAGCTAAGCCATGATATCCATTCCATACCTCCCGAATAAAAACTGGTGTATTCTAATCCGTCATAGTCAGTGTACGGGGCAAAGCTATCCATTGTTAGAAAATATCTCTTTACTACATTGCAATCGGTTAGACTATAAAAGTCCTCCTCTTCTTGCTTAGCTGTTAGTTCAAATACCTCTATCCACATTAGTAAATTTGTTTAGTAAAGTAGTCTATTCTCTTATTGTGTACTCGGTATTGCCCCCCGTCTTTTATCTCTACTCTTGCAAACCCTAAATTATGGCGCATGTTGTGAGGATCATAGCTTGGGGCAAGTGTGCAAAGGCAACCCGTTGAGTAAGTTGTTATCAAAGAACCATCCAATAAACTCTCAGAGTGTTCACTTGTTTGATGGCAATGGCCTATAAGCATTGAACCTTTTAGTTTGTTAAAGATTCCCTTTGACGGATTCACTGGACTAAACGCACCCCTTACTAATAAGTGTCCGTGAGTGATTGGGAGTTTCCCTGCCATAAAGATAACATCTTGGTCATGGAACTTGATTCCTTTCTCTCTAAGTTTAAGTCTTGATGACATGGTATAGTAAGCATCATTGAATAAGATTGGGGCTTTTTTCATTAGCCAACGCTTATACCAGTTATCGTGATTCCCCTCTATCCAATGTATCGGAACATTGAACTCTTTGATTAACATATCTAAAAAGTCTTCAGCCATTTGAAACCAATCAGCGACTGCGGTCA